TATACAAATATACGCAAATAAAATAATACAGTTATTAACAATTTAAAAAAGTTATTAACATTTAAGTTTTATTTTTCAATAATATTGATGTATAGTTCATCTGGAAGGGCTACTGCTGGGGGTATAGTAATAAAATGTTCTCCAGCCCACTTAATTATTTTTTCAATGTAGCTTGATAACTCTTCTTTAGTGTACAGACTCAAACTTTTAATGCCTTCGTGTACTTCCCCGGCGAAATCTGTGGTGTATTGTACCCCGAATTTACCTTTCATAATTTCGTGTATTTCTTCCGGTTCGTAACCCGTTTCGTCGGAAATAACTTTGTACACCACCCCGAAAAGATAGCCCATTTGGTTGCTACTTTTAGAGGGCTTACCATCAGAAAAGTAAACCTTGTATGGGCGGCCCTCCTTTAGTTTTTCCGGTATCTGCTGGAGTAGTCTTATTATCCATTGCGGGCCTTGTACGTTCTGTATCCCCTCTATTATCCGGGGCAATTTGTCCAGCTTGTTCAGGTTCAGGATTTGGTTTCGAAGTTTTAACGCCATAGTATTGTTTTTTAGGTGGGTATTTTGCTTTTAAATTATTGCAAATGGCTACTTGTAAGGCATTATAATAAGATGGGTTGCCCGCTTGTACCTCTAACAAACCGGGAAGCATTTGTAGGCGTGTTTCTGTGCTTGCTGTGGCCCATTGGTTTTGTTTGTCTATCTTATCTAACCTAGCAGCTTCTACCAGGCTGGCTATGCGTTTTTTATCTTCGGCTTCTATTTCTTCAAAAGTTCTGCCTATAGTTTGCTTAACCATTGTTCGTATATTCTACTTGCTATTTGCGCTGTCATTACAGGAGGAACAGACATGCCGATTAAATAATGTGGTTGCAAAGAATTAAAATTATAATCTAATGGGTAGGATTGAATTTTAATTCTTTCTTCTTTGCTTAAATATTGTGGATAGTCAAATTTTACTATACAGTCTTCTTTTGATGTAAGTGTATTGCAAACTCCATCAGCATAAACATAATTTTGCCCAAAACCTGTATTCGGTTTGTTTCTATACCTTTCATTTGTACAGCTAAATTTTAGGTCGCCCTTTAGGCGCTGCGCCCATATTTCTTTGTAAAAAGGGCTAATCTCCCTTCCTTTATCGGTTTGGATTTCACCAAAAAAAACAGGCTTCTCATTAAATTTAAGTTTTAAAAATGGCTTATTAGTAAACATGTCAACATATTGCATAAAATCTATAGTTAAATCTTTTCTTAATGCCACAAAGAAAACACGCTCCCTTTTCTGTGGCACTCCCATTTTAGATGCATCTAACAAATAATGCTGTACTTCATAACCAGCCTTTTCAAAATCTTTATAGATTTGCCTTACATATTTTTTTGCACTACCTAAAAGCAAACCTTTTACGTTTTCTGCAATTACTACTTTGGGTTGTAATTTTTTAGCTAATTCGATAAAATCAAAAAACAAAGTGTCTAGCACCTGGTCGGCTTGACCTTCCCTGAATTTCTTTTCTTTACCCCAATCTTCCTCCCGATTGCCAGCCATGCTAAAACTGCTGCAAGGTGGAGAACCGTCTAAAATATCTAAATTATAAAGCTCTTCGGGTAAATCAGTTCTATTTTTAAAAGTTTGAATAGGTTCAATATAAGCGTACTTTGGTTTATGGTTCTCTATATAACATTCCATCATTTTTTTATCAATTTCATTGCACCCTATAACATCAAAACCAGCTAATTTATAACCCATTGTTGAACCTCCACCACACGCAAAGCAAGAAAATACTGTGCCTTTATCTTTTGTAAAAACTGCATCTTTTAAAGTCCAATTATATGGGAACCTGTGTTCTTTATTCATATTAACTTATTCTTCTGTCTTTACTGTTTTCGAATTATTTTTTAAAGATCACAATATAATCTTACCAGTTAATATACTGTTTCTATACTGCCGATACTTTTCCTCTTTGCTTAACTCCTCTTTTTCGCCTTCTGTAAAGTTTGTAGCCTTTTTAAGAACTTGTAAATATTCGTCGCTTATTTCAGAAAAATCGTTTTCAGATTCTTTGTGTTTTTGGGCGTCCTCGAATGCCTTTTGTTCTACTGCCGCCTCTCTTTCTTTTATATATTCAGAAAACCAAAGATGCACTGTCATAGCATCAAAGGAACCAAAAATTTTACCGAACCGGCCTGTAACGCCCTCCCGAAAACAAAAAACTATTTCATCGAACTTTAAATACCAGTACTTAGTTAAAATTTCGTTAGATAAATATAAAATCTGGTCTATATTTAATTTTTTTTCATTAGTCAGATTAAATTTATTATTGTAAAAAGTAATTATTCTAGAAATACTCATACCTACTTCCTGCGAGTTTTCCTTTCTAAGCTTACTTAACTGATCGCTTTGCAAAGCTGTTGCAATAGTAACGCTACTTTGTGCGCTTTCAAATGCCATTAAAGCCTGGACATTATTATTAATGTCCTGAGAAGTTATAATTTCTTGCAGCCTCGGTAATTTCTTTGTCGCTAATCTGATTAGTTGGTTGTTTTTTTGCGAGTCCATTTTTAATCTGGTTAAGAATATTGTTTATGTTTGAATTTATTTGAGTAAGCTTTAATTGTTGCTGCAAAAAAGGCTCTAATTTTTTCCAGTTTTCAAAAATATATTTTAAGCCGTTTATTGCCCCTAATTCGTCTTTAGTATTGGATATTTTTACAAGGTATTTTTTTAATTTTGCAGCGGCCACCCCGTCCGCTGCTGTAAAGTCTGGTTCTACCCCTACTTCATTTTTGTAAAACTCTACATAGGTATCAGTAAATTGTTTATGTAAATTTTCGCTCGCGCCCTTAGTTTGCGTAGCCTCTTTTGGCGGTTTAGGCTCATCAATATCATTTTTTAAGGGGGTTGCTTCAGCAACTGTTTCTCCCTCTTTTTTAGGGTTTAAAGGTTTAATAGGTTTTAAGGTTTTAAGGTTTATATATGACTGTAATGCTTCTGCAATAGCTTTTACCTCTGCTTCTGCATACGCTTCTGCAAGTGCTTCTGCAACTGCTTCTGCATCTGCTTTTACATTTAATGCAGAAGCATTTTTATACGCTTGCCCTATCTCGCTAGGTTCTTGAATTAGGGTAACCTTATTACAAGTGTACTGATTTTTGCTTTTTTCTACCCACATTATAAATCCATTATCAGACAAAAATTGCAATGCAGACTTATAAGTTCTCCAGTCTGTAACACCTAAACACTCCATAGATTTTTCAGTTTGGATGTCAATTATTTTTTTCCAGCCGGATGCATTTCCACGCTCCAAAATCCAAAAGTATAAGGCAGTATGTACGGGTTTTACGCCAGCATTTTCATAAGCAAAAGAAAACCATATGCGCGATAAATTATAACTATTCATTTTTGCCTATCTACTATTGTCGAATTATTAAACAAAAAAATTACCCAGGTAAAATAAAAACAGTACCGTCTATAGTAATTTTTTTTATTCCCTTTTGTCTCATCACTTCTTTGTCTTTAAGCCACAAATACACAGTACTTTTATCTAAACCTAACTTTTTGGCATAAGTACTGGGCTTAACAAGTTTTGTGTGGTCTATTTTTAAAGATTCTACCATTGTTGAAATGTTTTTGCAAATAATAGCGGTTATTACACCGCCCTTATTAATGATTAAAAATAATAAATAATTTTATTAAAACAAAGTTTATTCTTGATCTGAATAAATAAATTCTATTCTGGCAGGTTCAGAAAATAAGTTTTGCTGTCTTTGCCATTGTTGAATCCGTTTTTTAGCATCTTCGTAATAATCTTTGTCTTTTTCTATACAGGTTATTTCAAAGCCCATATCTAAAGCGGCAATTACGCTACTCATACTACCCCCGTGGCTGTCTAATATTTTATCTCCAGGTTGAGCGTAATTTTTAAGTAGCCATTTGTAAAGAGCAACGGGTTTTTGAGTTGGGTGTATCCTGTCTAGTTGGTTTGGTGTTTTCTTAAATATTTTTGCTGGCTTATCGGGTGTTACCCATGCAAACTCACATTCTGCAAAATCCCGTCCGTACATCGACTCCGCCTTATCCCAAATTACAAAACTCTTTGATGGGGGCAAATGAAAATAATTGCCACCCCAGATTATTTGATACTTTGAGACCCTAAATAATTCTTGAAAATATTCATCTTTAGGTATGGTATCATCCCACTTTTTTTTATCTGGCTTTATAGTTTTCCTTGATCCCATATTCATGTTATTAACTCCAATTCCATAAGGAGGATCACAAATTGCAAGATCGTAACACTTATCAGGTAAGGATCGCATATAATCCATACAATCCCCTAAAATTATTTTGTTGCCCACCTGTTTACTTTTCTATATTTAAAGCTTTTAATAATACAGATAAGTAGGGGGAGCGAACAATACGTTTATTTAGGATGTTATAAATAAATCGGTCGGGTAAGCTGTTTTCTCTTTCAATAGCTGCAAAAGTCTTTTTATCTTGTTTAAGTTTTTCCCGTATTTTATTCCGCAAATCATCACCTACAGCATCCGAGGTAATGGAATTTTTACGGGTTTTTTTAATGAGGGTAACAAGGTTTTTAATCCGCTCATCCGGGGCGGGCTTATCTTTGTGTACGTGCTTAAAACGCCCGTTAAAGAGACGATAATATTTATTAGGCGCCCAGTTAACCGCTTGCAAAAAACGGTTAAGGCTGCCGAATTTGGCACGTATTTCTTTCTCTATCCCCTCCCTTGTTAACTCTTCGGGCGGCCCGTCTAGGTATTTCTTTTCTTTCATTTTTATAAGGTAATTTTTAAGCTTGTGGTACTTTTTTTAATCGGGGGCCGTACTGTAAAAGCCTCACCGCTACTTTCTAAAACCTGGGGGTAAGGTGTTTTTACTGTTTTTAAGGTGGCCTCCCGTTCCTTTAACGCGGCCTGGGCTTCTAAGTATTTCTCGTTAAGTTCTTGCCATAACAAATCAGCACTATAATCATAGCTTACCCCGGTTTCTGCGCTTTCAACTTTGGCACCGTTTACCGGGTAATTTTTTTGGCCAGTTGCTTCTAATTCTTTTAAGGCCGCCGGGCGCAATCGGGCAGTAAAAGCATTAACATACTCTCCTACCCGCTGGGCGGCAACTACCAAAGCTAATAAATTTGTATCAGCCGCTTCTATAACCGCATCGGCTTCTGTTTGTGCTGTAGCAATTATAGCTTTTTTTGTAACAGGAGCACCCGGCCACGCTGTACCTATTTGTAATAAACTTTTCATATATTTTAATTTGCTGCTGCGCTTTGTTCTTCGCGTTCTTCAATTATTTTTTTTATCTTTTCGGCTACCTTATCTGCTATTTCCTGATCTAATTTGTTTATATTAAGTAACATCTTAGTTTTTTCCTGGCGAGTTATCACAGGGTTGTTTAATAGCCTTATAAGAGTTTCTTTTTGTTTGGCTGTTGCATACTTAATACTACCATCGTTACCGGCTGGGCCGGTGATAACAGGAACGTCTTTTGCGGGTTGTGTTAGGCCTGCCGGTGCATCTGCTTTAGGTGTAAGCCTTTGTCCCGGTACTGTGTCCGGTTTTATTTCCGGCATATTGCCCCCGTAATCCATTTCTTCTGCCGGTGTGGCCTCGTAACCTGCTGCCCTTATTAAGTACGCTAGAACGTTACGAAAAGCCTTGCCCACGGCCCTTGTTTGGGCCATGCTTGCAATAGCAAACTCTTGGTAATACTTCTTTCCCTGCTCTTTATTGCTGCAAACTGCAAACCCGGCTCCGCAAATGATATTAGTATCTAAGTTTAATAATTCTACTTTAGCCTGGTACTTTAATTCAGCTTCAGTACCTACATTAACCAGATCTTTTACAACCGGAATTATACCTGCACGGGCACCCGCATACTGCCAACCTTCAATGTTTACATATTCTTTGCCCTGAATATTATGGTAAAGTTTGTTTTCTTTAATGAATTTAGCTAGCTCATTAGCTAATAATTTCATATCACCTGAATCGGCGATATTATAATTTTGGAGCTTTGCGGGTTGTGTTTTTGCTGCCATGTTATTGATACATTAAGAAGTATTGTTCTATAAGTTCTTTGTGATCTCTTAAAAATTGATTGCGTATTTCAGGAGTTTTAAAAGCTAAAAACTGATTTATTAAAATAAAGCTAACCAACTCGATACCGTTTTTATAACATCTAATACAATATTTTTCTTCTCCATCTAGCCCCCAATCCGGCACCCAACCCCCATTCACGTGCTTCATTAGCTGGCTTAATTGTGCCATTGCTAGTGCGCTTTTAGCTTGGTTTTCAGTAACAAATAAGTTCCGAAAGGCAGGAACACTATTAAGATGTGGTTCATATTCCAAACCAGAATACTTAGTTATGCAATATCCGGAAATCATACCCAAATCTTCCCACTTTTTAACTCGTGGTTTTAATTCTTCTTCTGTAAAATTAGCGTGTATAAGTTTATCTATTGTGCTGTTCTGGCCTAATAGGTTTCTTGCTTCTTCTACACTTAATAATATTGGTTTTTTAGTTTCCATTGGCTTTGTTTTGCTTTTTATATAATCGTTTAATATTTTATTTATACTCTCTACTGTTCCATTATAATGAGCAGCATGATACAGGATAACCTTAATTCGTTGGTTATCAAAAGAAAAAGCGCGTTTTACATAAGGTAATTTTAAAATTAGGTAGTATATATCCTCGGATATATAAAAGTTAGCGTTAATACAAAACTCATCCCCATTCAAAGCATATATAGGTTTTATTTCAAACTTGGGTTTTAACAAGAATATTCCACTTGCATATTCTTGTTCTTCATCATCGTGCATGCTAATTGCGGGCTCTAAAACTGAATGATGTTTACACATAATTTTACTTTGTTTTAAGTTTAAAGTATTTCTATTTGATTTGAAGCACTAGGGAATATAGAAATTTTACTACTATCTATATCGCTAACTTTATTAATCATTAAAGAACCTTCTTGAGTTTCTAAAATATTATAGCGTATTTCATCTATAACAATAGTTATTCTTTTAGCCTTAACTGGCTCTTTTGATCTATCTATTAGTAAATCCATTATTGCTTTGTTTTAAGTTTATAATATAATTATATTTTAAGGCTTATAGGGACTGCTACTATAAAATAACCTGGGTCATCATAATACTGTAGCTGCTCCGCTTTATACTTTTCAAATGATTTTGTATCAGCTACACGCTCCGTGAATGTATCCCGGTCATTAAACTTGTATAGTGTTTTTACACGTGTAACCAGAGGTGCTGCCATTGTTTTAATTAATTGTTTAATTTATCAGCAGCCTCTGAAACTTTATAACCTTTTTTGATAAACCTTTGCGCGGCTTTTTGAACAGCAGATTTGTCCAAATAATCAGTAAATTGCACTGTATATCGCTTATCGGTTACCCATCTTTTGTAAGCAAAATAAATTCTATAAAACCCACTTTGATAAGTGTAAATAGTTATAAACTTTTCCATTTGCTTTGTTTCTTCTTTGTTTGGTATATACAAATATACGCAAAATATAGTATTATGTTACTACTATTTGGTATTTATTTTTAATGCTGTGGCCCCGCTTCATGTCCTGGTATTTGCCCGGTGCCTTGACAATAAGGGCAATCATGGGTAAAGAATTTATCTGTAGCTTGCAGGCATTCTGTACAATTACCGTCTCCGTCTTTATCAAATATTATAGGCTGTCCACAGCAATCCGTTAAAATGCCGTCTCCTGTACAAGCCGGACATGTATTATCTGGGCGTAAAAGCTGGGTTATACCCGGTATATTATTTATATTAGGCATGTTGTTTTCTATTATTAATATATCTTTTTACGGCGGCTCTAGCTTCTTCTTTTACTGCTTCAATATCAACTCCTTTAGATTTATAATAAGATTCATTGGAGGGCTTATTCAAAATATCATAAGCCAATTCTAGCGCTTGGCTTTCGGATTTAGTAAACCCGGAAGAAAAGTTTTTAAATATGGCCAGGTATTTCACCTCTTCTCCATTGGCGTAATAAGTTAATGCTTTATTTAAACTGGCTGAAAAAACTGTCATAGTTTTGTGTTATTGTTTCAATTAAACGATTAATTAATATAAAATTTGCTTTCAAAATTTCTTGTTTTTTCTTCAATATTTGTTAGCCAAAATAATTTTTTAGGAGCTGTTGCTCTACCTTTTTGAGAAACCAACAATTCAACTAATAAACCTTTATCCAATGCACTTTGCGCATCATTTAGCATAAAATATTTGAAATCAAGCAAATCTTCTTTGTTATTATCAGTTAAAGAACTTTTAGAAAGTAGCCTTTCTAATCTACTACATGTCATTTTAGGAATCCAAATATTTCTTTTCATGGCCTTTTTTGTTCTGTTTGGTATATACAAATATACGCAGAAAAATCGAATGTGCAAATTTGTTTTCAAAATATTTGTAAATAAAAAACCCCAGCTTAGCCAGGGTTTAAAATTGTGTTTTGTTATTTTGCTTTTTCAGGATCAAGCGTATATTGTTCACTACAATATATATAACTTACATCGCATTGAACCAATTTTTTAATTTCTTCTATGGTTTTGCCCGCATCTAAATAACCGGCAATTCTGGCCCGGTTTGAATCTGGAGAGCCGGTGAACAAGGTTTTTTTACCTGTCTTTTTGTAAATATCTTTAGTATAAGTTACTTTAATATTTTTAACAGAGTTCATTGGCATATTAAATTCCTCCGCTATTTCTTTATCTGTTTTACCTTCGTCCCACATAGCAAACATTTTAAATGTTCTTTCCCTGGCTGCGCTTAAAGGTAAAGCTTCTTTCGCGGGCTTAGGGGGCTTTTCTACTTTGGCCGGGGCACTATCAAGGGTTAAGTTTTTACCATACTCGGTTAAGCTATAAAAACCATCTTGCAAAGCCAATAACCCATCAGAAACAAGACTTTGTAAATTACCTTTAATGCTGGTTAATGCTTTCCCTATACTCGTCGCAATCATTATATCTGTATATCCAAAATCTATGGTTTTCAGCTTTTCAACTATAAGCCCTTTAGTAGCATTTAGTTTGATAGGGGTTACCGTTACAACTGTTTCTTTTTGTTTTGAAGCGGCTGCTTCTTGTAATTCAAAACCATGCGTAATCTCATTCGCTACATCTTGCTCCATAGGACAAGTTGTAGATATGTGTTCTAGCGCTTCGGCTTTTACTAGCTCGTTATGGCTATCACTGGAGGAAAACTCCAGTATATCATCAAATGTGCCCTCTTTTACTTCTTCTTTAATTGGCTCCGCTTTTGGTTGCTCTGTTGCCTCCGCTGCTTTTTTCAGTTCTGCTTGTTCTTCTTGCCATGTTTTAGCTGGGCCAATATATTTATCCAGGGTAAAAGTGGCGAACTTCCCCTGTACCCTTACCTGCATTTTCTGGACGTTGTCAAGGAACTTTACAAAGGTGGCTTTTTTAGGGTTGGGCACCGTAGTAAAACGGTCGTCGTTTACCGTTATTAACGCGCCTGGCGTTAGTTTTTCTATTTCGGCTACGGTTGCCGGTGCTATTACTATTGCTGCTTCTGTGGGCGTGTTATTTGCTTTTTTCATTTTTCTTTGTTTTTAAATTGTTTTGTTTAAATTTTTTAATAATAATTACTTAGTGTATACCTCTAATTCGTATCTATAAATGTTTCTTTATATTCTGAAAGAGTAAATCTTTCTATAAATTCTGAATCTATATCACTTTCACTATTGCCATCATATTGCTCAATACAAATACAAGTAAGCAAAAATGCACCGCTGGCATTATATGCCTTTTGTATATCATTTTCTAAATCTTTTTTATCAGTATAACTATGGCGAAAATATTGATTAAAAAATTTACGATTTTTTATGTTATCAAAATCATCATAGAGATTAGCAACGAAGTATAACACGGCTCCTTTTGTTTGGTATATACAAATATACGCAAAAATATTAAATAGGGTGCAAATATTTTTGGAGTTTTTTTGAAAATAATGGAAATAAAAAAGCGCACCCGGCCAAAGGTGCGCTTCCCAAACAAAGGATTATATTAACAAAGTGTTTATTTATACGTTATGTTTAAACCTTTGTTTAGTTGTTAATGGTAATTACAACGGGTAGCTCTGTTACTGTTAATTTATAAGAACCTTCGATTTGAATAACTTCTTTTTTCATTTCGTACGACCCCCAAACTACAGTATGCAAGGTGATTGATTTTACACCTGGTAATTGCAAGGTGTAATCTTCAACCCGGCCCACCATATCAGCAATCCAGGTAGTATAAGTAACATCTCCTACCGTATTTTTAGCAACCTGAACCTTCAAGTGTGTATCGCTTAAACGTTCAACCGGCTTGTGTTTGCCTATTTCGGAAACCTGGCGCAGTACATAAGCTGCTGGGCGTATTTCACGCGGGTATTTACTGCCGCCCTTACCGTGGTGGCCCGAAGTCATGTACAGCGTGTCTGGCGTATCGTAAGCATCCCAAGGAGCGCCGCCCACATCTTCCAGGCTGTAGACATTCATCCGGTATACTCCTAACCACGCACAATGTAAATTAGCTCTCCACGTCCACATCGCAATAACTTGCCCAATAGTCCAGGGCTTATTATCTGCTTTGTTAATAATTGATGGAGTTTGTGGGGTAAAAGGGCGTGGCCCGATTTTAGGAACGCTTTGTACCGATATGGCGGTATCGTAGCCGGTTTCTCCTATTACTACCTGTATAGGATAGCCCACTTCGCGGTGTAAAAAGTCTATCAACTCTTGCAGGTTCCAAGAGCTCTTTGCATCCATATCTGCCGGAACGCCATAACGGTTGTTGCCCGTGTGTTGTTCGATACCGTTACTGGTAAAGTACTGGTGCACAGAAATCTGATGCCCTGGGAAATTAAGTGTCCCATCTGGATTATAGCCCCGATACTTTTTAACCCACTCGATAAACGGAATCCAGAATTTCGGCTGGCTGGAAGGTACACCCCCAACACAAAACTTCATATTCGGGTCAGCCGTAATGGCGCCCACTCCTGGCCCCATCGTTCCCATGTGTCCATCGAAACAGGCCGAAGCTTTAGCCGCTAACATTTCCCCATTTAAATATCGTAGCGGGCCATCCCAAGAAGCCGAGTCTTCGTTGCCATTCTCCTTTACATCAATTAAATTTAAACCTATCAGCTTGTCGGTAGTCTTAATTATGTCAAGATTAATATTCTTGTTCGATCCATAACGCGCTACGCTTTGAAAATCCATTTCTCCGGCATCCCGATAAGTGGCTGCAATTTTTCGGTCAGCTATCAGGTATTCGTTAGCCAGCGTAATAAGCTTACCTGTAGAATCTACAGAGTAATAAACATTAGGGTCGTTTTTAGTACGCAATACATATTCTTTGCCGTCCCAATCATAACACAGTTGAGTACTATGATCTTGAAAGGTAGTAGGCAACTCTTTTGAATAAGGAAAATCTGCGGCATTTGTAGCGCCGTTGGCCGGGAATGAAGATTTGGTCGGATATACAGCAAAGTTCCCTTTATAAACATGACTGGCATGTTCAGAATCCCTATAGTTTACTTTGTCTACATGGCTAACCGGATAACGCTGTAGCAAGTATTTTGGCAAGGCTTTAATAGTTTGCCGTATCTCTACATCTGGATTTGCTTCTTTTGTCTGCCGGTACGAATCATCTAATCGCCAAAACTCTTGAGTCGGATTAAATTTGTAAACACCGGGTTCAGGGTTTACCTGCGACCAATCTTGGTAATCACGTAAATTTTTAGTTCCTAGTATTCGGTTGACATGTTCAGGAATCCTAGTGCCTTTTTTATCGGTAATATCCCAATTACCAAAAAAATCGTAACCATTTAAATCGGATGTATTCTGGCGATCAACGGGTAAAAAATCAGGCTTCTGATATTCGTTAAAATCCCCGAAAAACTTCATTTTGCGCGGGAAATTTCCATTATGTATTAACAGATCGCTTTTACCCTTACCTTCCGGTATTGCAAATTTCCACCATTGCTTATATTCTTTACCATCGTAATCCGGGCGTCCGGGCTTATCGCTTACTGGCTTAAAGTGGCTGCCGTCCGGTTGTACAAACACTGTGTAGCCACTGCCGCCGCCTTCGCCATCGTAGTATTCCATGCGCTTGAATACCACATTAGCTTCTTCAGGTATGGGCCAATAGCTTGCTTTGTCAGGATATGGATTCTGAATACCACTACCAGACGGACAAGCCTTTAACTGCCCGTCCATATTAGCATCAAATAACTCGCCGTACTGATGTTGGGAATTACCCTTTTGATGAAACATGTGCATATACAAATGCATTGGTATTTCCTCGTCATAATGCCTTCTACCTGTAGGTTGTGGCGATGGTTTTGGATTTGGTTTTGTCTCTACTACTGGCACATCTACAACCGGTTCAGGCATTGGCTTCTCGGGTTGTATAACTTCAGGAACTTCTTCCTCTGGCTTAGTAACAATAGGCGCAGGAGTAGGTTCTGGTGCTTTCTCCTCTTCTACCGGTTTAGGTTGCTCAACTGGTTCAACCGGGGCTGGATTTGGTTCTTCTACAGGAACAGGAACTTCCGCCTGGGGAGGCGTTTCCGGTTCCGGGGCGGGTTGCTCCGCCGGTGGTGTAGGGTTTGTTGGCCGAGTCACCTCCGGGGTAGGTGCGGTGGTTTCCTCTTTATCTGGTTTCGGCTTTAGTTGGCCGGGCGCTGTATCTTTACCGGGCTTTGTTTTACCGGCTGTTACCGCCGTCTCTTTCGCTGGTTTATTCTGCCCCGGTGCATTACCTTTGCCTTTGCCATTGCCGGGATTGTTCTTTTTTGCCATTTCTGTTTTTATATAATTCACGATGTTTCGGTGAACGACCAAAGTCGGGCCACCTTCCATTATTTGCATTACGTCTCCCTCTGGCGACAAAAATAAGTCCCATAGTGCTGTTGCTTCATTCGCTGGCTTAATCTGTTCAAGCCAGAATTCTAAGTTGGGTATTTCCATATTTAAAGCTGTATCATTGCGTTATAAAACTTTTTAGCGGTTACCGCTATTTCTTTAGCCTTATTTAAGCCATTTACTACCCTTCTAGCATTAACAAAATCAGTTTTTTGCGTAGTAATAAAATCGCTTAAACTTACACTGGTATACCATCCTTCAACCATACCACCAACCAGTAAAAGGGCTGCGTACGGCCTTTGTAAAACCAAGTCGGGGTTGCCGTGAAAATCAACCCCGTAAAGCCTACTAGCGGCCTTGTAGTTTCTTTCCCAGGTTAATTGTGGCCAACCCCTCCCGTAATAACTATTCCCATTTTTAGCGGGTTTTGCATAGTTGTCCGGTATTCTCCCAGCGTTATATTCTGCGGTTACTTTTCTTATCGCCTCTTCATTTGTCTTGGCAAAATGCTCTCTTACCGGGTTCCAGTCCGGGTTTTTAGTATAGTGGAAAGCTTCATGCCAGGCGGTAGCTAAAATATATGCCTGATACCGGTAATCGTATACTTTTCTATCTCTACACTCTTTTAGTATAGTTTGCATCGTGTCAAAAGCGCCAGGGCTTATGTGGCCCTTGAAAAAGCTCTCCCGAACACTAGCATAGAACAAATACTCGTTCATTCTGCAACGCCCCTATCAGGGTAGGCAACAAAAGGCGCTTTTTTACTTTTTTCTGCCTCTAATGCTGCCCTGGCCGCCGGGCACTCTGGCTGGTTTTCTTCTTCTTTATGTGTAATCACAGTCCCCGCTTGGGTTGTGCCGCCCGCTGCCGGGGCTTGTACCTGTACTGTGGTGTCCTGGCTATCAATATTTACCGGTGCCGGGGTTATAACGGTTGGTTGTTTAAGGCGCTGTTGTAAATAATAGATACCGGCAACAAAGGCCAGTATAACTATTGTTTCCTCTACGTCAGGTGGATGAGGTGTTATGTGAAACGGGCTAAACATTACATCATATTTACTGGTAATCCAAACGAAAAACCATGCGGCAAACGCCCAAATCCTAGCCTGATTAGTTATAGATAATATCCCTGTTGCATTATCTTTGGCCATTTGCTGGTAATTCAAAACCAACCAATCAAAAAAACCGGCCACCCATAATATTATAATTAGGGCCGAAATAAAACAAAGTAAAGCCAAAACAACGTATTTCGCTTCACCTAAAAAATCTATAATGTCTTTTAATGTTTCCATATTTATTTTTTAATTTCAGTTTCTTCTTTTTTATTTTCTATTGCCTGCATTTCGTCTACTAACCCGGCTCCAAACTTAGTGCGTAATACATATTTTGCAACCGATAACAACACTCCCTTTAAACCTTCGCTTTGCAGCCTTAATTCTGCCATGTGCGACAATATCGCCCGGAACTTATCGCCGAAAAGCCAACCAAACAACACATCTCTAATCCAGTGGTATTCTGGGTGTAACTTAACTGCATTGTGTAACAGCGCCATTATGAACACGTCCGATGCTATAATAGAATGTGTCTTTTTAAACTTAGCCCAGCTAAACGCCTCTCCCTTTGCTTTAGCCACCAAATAACCGTATCTGGCATTGCCAAAGTTCATTACCACAAACAGACCAATAGCCAAAGGCTGAAACCAAATCCATTCCGCAAAAAACGCAATGCAAGCCGCAATAAAAGACCCGATTACTTTTAAGGTGAAAAACTCTCCAATTTTTAATCCTAAGATAGTAGCAAAGTAATCTTTAATTCCTCCGAATCCCAAGTGCGTAAAAATGCCATTCCAAAAAGTACCGGATATTAATCTCTTCATTTTATGTAAACAACCTTGTCGCTAAATAAAATATTCATCTGCCCTCCGCCCTTGTTTATTACCCGTTTTGTGTTGCTGATGCAATCAAACTAGTTTCCAGTTCGGCAATCAGAGCATCTATCTGAAACATCTCATAATGTGTTAGATAGCTAAATAGCCCAGCCATTCGTATTTTCCTGGTGCTACCATTAATGCTCCCCCTGCCATTACCAATAGTGGCATAACCCAAACCCGTTGCTGTAGAATTAGGCATATAAAAGTTAGTGGGCATGCCATTCTTGGCACCAATGAAATGATTAGTGTTTTGGGCGTAGAAATAACGTCCTGCCGCCTGTCCATCCCTATTAGTTGCTGGATAAGATTGAGCACCTAAAGCAAACAAAAATATTCTAGAATCGTTTTGACTTTTAGATACAAGATAGGCTTTATCATTGCCCATGTCGTATTGCATTCCGTTGTCAAGTCCTGAATCAAGATTATTCCCAGTAATTCTTACGAACTGAGTGAATTGATGATTAAGAGACTCTAATGCAGTATCAAATCGCAAAGAAACATAAGTGCCGCCAGTCCATCCATCAGGCACCCATGTACCAGTGTTGACTTCATATATGCAGGCTTGAGCATCCTTAACCGAGTATTTAGACTTAGCAAAAGAGCTGCCTAAAATCACAAAATCTATCAATTTATCCCACAATCTTCTTTCTTTAAGTTTCTTAACAAAAGCAGCTATGGCCGCTTGATTTATAGTATCGCCCGTAGCTGTTGCCCAAGCTTCTGCTTCATCTGTTCCGGATTGGGGTCCAATATCTGTTATTACCAGAGGCGTGGCTACTTTGGGTGTGCAATCTAGCTCGTTGATGTAGAAGTTAGCGATAAAATCATGGCCAATCTGGTTTGGGTGGGCACCATCAGTTAGTAGTTGTACTTCCTGTTGTTTTGCGGTCATGGGAGTATGGATGTCGGCTAGAATGGTGCCTTTTACATTAGCCACTTCAGTAATAGCATTTATGTAGTCTTGGATGTACCAGGGCGAATCCATAAAAACGGGATAATAACCAAAGTAAGGAGTTGCTAGAACTATTGCGCCAGCAGGCCATCCTTTAATTTGCGTACAATGATCGACAAACTCGTATAGCCGTTTTCTAAAGTTCCACCACGTTGAGGTTGTTTGAGAAGTATCGTTAGTAGATAGGTTAAAGAATATATATTTATGAGTAGAATCGTATACAGGAACTTCAGAAAACTTTAAGTAATTATCGCTACCGCCTACCGATTCCGGCAAGAAGCCTTTACCACCATTGGCTCTGCTGACATATTGACCATTGGCAGCACGAAGTACCTGGAAAATCCATCCTTGATCTAATGTATTAGCATTCGCCCCCGCCATAATGGAATCGCCAAATCCGACTAATTTCTTACCTTCTAGAGTTAGGGGTATCCTACTAGCGGATGGTGGCGGTTCGGGGGCAGTACTTATTGCGCTGTTATCACCTATTATTGCAACTAACTTTAATAAGCTCATGTTATACCACTCTTTTTTTAATGCTGAATGAAGATATTTTAACAGGCAAAGGATCTTTGGCCCATATCCATATAATAAAAGGTCCTGACGTAGGTGTTCTAAATACTCTTTTAGGATTTGCAGGGCGAATATTGTTTGAATCAACATTGGTTAGGGCATCATTAGAACTAATCACGCCAGGGCTTGCAGCACCCAGTGTAATAAAACCAGTATTGCCTTCTGCATATACAACTTCTACATCATAATCAACATTGGGCTCTAGGGTGATCCTCTGGGTCATAATCACCGTTCCATTATTTGCGCCATTTGTAGAGGCAATACCAGTAGTATTGTCAATACGCCACGTATCTTGGTATTGGTATGTACCCCATCCTGGTACACCACCTGCCACATCGACTATAATTCCATTATCAAAAGAGCTATTTACTATTATTTCCGGATTAGGATTGCCTGATGCTACAGTACTAACATTAGTAGTAGCATAAGGACTATCTAGGTAAGTACTGCCGTTACCTACTGCTTTGGCTCGGTAGTAATAAGCGGTTGCAGGTGTTAACCCGGTATGGTTATAAGTTCCTGCTGTAGTAGCTAGCTGTAGCCAACCGTCCGTTCCGTTCAAAGAATATTCTAGCAGGTAAGAAACCGCATTGCTAACAGTTCCCACTACAATATTATTTTGGGTGCTATTAGCATTTGTAGCTGCAATGGTAGGCGCTACTAAAGTGGTACTAGCTACTGCCCCGGTCTTGGCATTGGTTAAAGCAAAATCACTATCGGGATAGGTAGTATTTCCTATTGCTTTTACTCGATAATAATAGATAGTTGCAGGAGTTAATCCAGTATGACTAAAACCCCCGGATGTTGTTGCCAGTGTTTGCCAATTAGTTGCACCATCTAGTGATGATTGAAGTAGATAAGCTGTTGCATTATCTATAGCTCCAATGGTTATATCAATTTGGCTACTATTTAAAGGCGCCGCCGTAATGGTGGGCATTGCCAATTTGTTAGGATTATTCGGCGCAACAACATCCCCTATCTTATCGGCATGAATCCGAACTGTAGTAGGTTCAAAGTTAAAGTAAAGGTCATAGTTCCCTGCTTGCAAAGGTTCCCCGCTGGTTAAGTCAGACCGGTAACCAAAATCAAAACTAACCGGGTTTATTCCGTCAGAAATAAACGGCTGAATGATAACCGATCCGGCTTTGTTGCCTGTTGCTGCTAGTGTAAAACTAACCGGGCTGCTTTGTGTATACACTTGTCGATAATGACCTAAAACATTGGAAAAAGTAAGAACCGTATCGAAAGCTTCGTCGTAGTTAGCTTCTTTATTGAACTCGTCGTCATTTGGCAGCTCAACACTTATATCATCTAACCCCTCTTGTTCAATTACTAAATTATTATCAACATCTACATAAGCCCCGGTTACAAAATGATCTGTTCCGCTTGGGGTCGGTGTTGATTTTGTGTAAGCTTTTTCACTTGAAAATATTACTGTAGGATCGTTTATTAGCCCCCATTGTATATCTCCTGCGTTAATATTGTTATCGCCTACGTTAAACTGATAACGCTCTTTCCCATCAATAACTACAACCGTAGTATTTTCTAAAGTACAAGGAACCCACGGCTTATCTGTAATTAATCCTGGCTCTTCGGCTGTTTTATATCTATATTGCCAATCTGTTAAGGCCATACTATTGCGGTAAAAATGTTAATGTATTTGTAGTATCGTTATAAATAGTGCCCGTTGGCGTATAGTTATTTAACAAATATAAGCCTAATCTATCAAACGCCTGTTTTATTGTTAATGGGCTGGCCCCGTAAATGTTTTGTACTGCTAGGGCTGGATTATAAAAATTAAGTGTGTTTTCGGTTATTGTTGCCCCCGGCATACCTGGGTCGCCTTTCGGGCCTGGTACTGTGCTTGCGGCCCCCGGTTGGCCGGGCACACCTTGTAAGCCCCTAAAGTACTCAATAAACTGCTCATTTGTACCACCTGGGTTTTGGCTCAACCACCATTCAAATAAATCCAGTCCTCTCGGGCCTGGCGGGCCTTGTTCCCCCACTCCGGGCGCTCCCGGCAAGCCTTGATCTCCTGGCCGTCCCGGTTCGCCGGGCGGGCCTTGCTGCCCTTCAACACCGGGCGGGCCTTGCTGCCCTTGCTTAGAAACTAAAACAAAATCTACTTTATAAGTAACATCGGTTTGCGGGTCGTAAACAGCAAACTGCATTCCATCAGTTACTATGCCTTTAGCCGGTAAATCAGGTATCCTTAAATCCAATTCGTCTGCCATTATTTAGTATTTTAAGAAACCTCCGTTTGCTATTATTCTGCCCCCGGTTGCCGGTGCATCCACATTTATACTCGTGCCGTTATCGTGGCTGTTGTTTGTGTTTGCCATCCACCGTACTTGCTCAATTAATACGCTCCCGTTTGCTAAATTTAAACGGTTGCTATACTCTGGTTCGTATGCTTCTTCGGTTTGGTATTCTAAGCCGTTAATATATACATTATCGTAGTCAAAAACAACCGATAATTTTTCGTGTAGGTATGGGGGTAGTAAATAAGTGGCAAATTCAAACACCCTTGTTTTTTGCGCGTAAAGCTTTGTAATAGAACCGTTGCTGTTCCGGTGCAAACTCCGCTCCCCGCCTGGGTTCGGGTGCCATAAATTAGCCTCTACTCTTAACTGGTGAACCAAGCCGGTAGAATAAACTAAATCATTCCACGGGTCAATATTTCGGTATTTTATTAAGTAAGTGCCCGGATGTTCTACTTCTACGCTTATAGGCTCGCTTATAGCTAAAAAAGTATTGCCGCCGCCGGTGCCTGTTATTTTAGCATGTACTATGCCATCGGGTACACCAGCAAAATTAAAAGTTGCTTCGTAAACATCAAAGGGCTGTATATCATATTCGGCGTATACTGTTACGCCTGCAACTTGCCCCGGCCCGGTAAAGGCCCGGTTAATAATAAAATATTGTTGGGTGGCCGGGCTGTCCTGGTTAATGCCCTGGGTTAAGTAGCGCCCATTATATTCCCCGGCGTTTCTTAATTCTATTACCTGGCCCGCCGGTATATTGTAATTAAATACCGTAGCATCAAAATAAACTTTAGTTTGGTTTGGCCCGTGCGCTTTAATAAAAGTATTGTAAAGTAAGGATTGCCCCGTAAGGGTTAAAGCTTTTCTTATACTGGCAGTTGCAAGCAACTCATTCTCCTTGCTATAAATGCCCGCTTCATGCCCGCTTAAAGTAGAAAGGAATTGTATCGTTAATACATCCGCTTTGTTTACTTTTTGCTCGTATTGTTTATTGAAAACGTTCCTTAATTTTTGTTCACACAACAAAGTATTATCCTGGTTAGAGAACACAGTTATGTTATCCGGCTGTACGCCCTGTACAAAGCGGAGGCTATTCATCATCGGTATTTCAAAGAATACGCCCTTTTCTACAGGTGCATATTCACATGTGCCGTTGTCTTGTGTTGCCTCGGGGTCATAATTCAGGGCGCTTGGATCAGTACAACCACCGCGAACCGGAGCGGAAATGGTTAAGGGATAAATAGCCGTTAGGCACCCTTTAGCATCCCTGGCCTGAACGGTGTACCCGCCTACAGGTAAAGTATTAATTGTATAAGGTTGCCCGCTTGTTACACCATTACGCCAATCTGTTCCGGCTGAACCCTGGGGGGTAAACCTTATTTGTATACCGGGGGCCGAACTTGTAAGCGTAACGGTTACATTAGACCCGGCGGCAACATTTGCGGGCGGTGCCTGGGTAAATTGCAGGTCGCAAACCGGTGGCGGTGGGGTTACAACACAACTACCGGTTCTTTCAACAGTTGGGCTCCTTCTTCCTAAACTATCCTCTCCCCAAATTTCGTATATTCCGTTGTCAACATACTTAAAGGTGTGTGCGGGGTTTTGCGTATATGGGCCAACTAATAAGGTGCCGTTTACATTTAGGAAGTGGCTATAATAAACAGGTTCTCCCCCGCTATCAATTAAAGAGGATGCCGATAAGTTGCACGTTACCTCATTCCAACCATCTACGCATGATTGAATAACAATAAGTTTAAGGGCGCTTGCATCTGGCATTATTCAAATCTTCTTAATAGTTCAAAATTACTACTTTCCATGCTGGAGGCATCAAGTTCTAATAAATACCCCTGCTTGATATTGCCCAAAGAATCTTCAAACTGAACAAGGCCGTAAGGGTTGTTTTTTATTTGCTGTATCTCATGCGGTTGTAAACCATACGAAAAAGTGTAAATTTCAGGGTAACCAATCGGGTCGGGTAATTCTGCAATTAAAAAATCCTGGTTTTCGGTTATAATCTTTGTTTCGTTTAACAACCGCGATGCCATGCGATAATTACCCTCGCCCGTGGTAAATTTAATGTATTTATCTAATTGGTGCAACAAACCCGCTTTTAAATTACCGGCATGGTTTAACGCCATACGGGAGGGGCTTATGCGGGCATTATAAACTGTCTCGGGGCTTATCACATTGGCAATTTCGGCAAAGGCTGTATTCCTTTCCGTTACAAAGCTTGTCCCATCCCGTAAGACACAAATTACATATAGGTCATCATCTTTGCTAGTGTCTTTGTCGGTTCCTAAATTATATTGTTGCCGCCTCGTAGTTTCTATACTGTACCCCCCTGCAATAAATTCGCTTATTGCCGAATATTTCTTTTTTACTTTCGTTAAGGGTAAAGCATAAGCCCGGCGGCTGTTAAATTCATCTAACCCGTTATCGCTTTCCGTTTGCCATTTTGTATAGCCGAATTCAGCCTGGTTATAAGCATAGGCAGAAGCGGAAACCTTATGTAGATTTGTTACTTTGCCTAAAGTCAAAACAACCTCTGGTCGGTAAAAATAACTTCTAGGTTCTACCCGTATTCTTTCTTTACCTTCTACTATTTCAATGCCGGTGCCTAAACAATATGTAGCATCCATACCTGCATACCATTTTTTATAAGTGGTTACCGGCGGGCGCTCACCCCAGGGGAAATTTCTTATCTGTGCGCCGTTGGTGAAAAATAATAAGCTGCCACGGCCATCTGCCGGGTATTGTCTTGGCTGACTATCAGTACGGCCCAGAAAATCACTCACAAAACTATCTGGTTGCCCGGTTATTGCTTCGGTTAGCCTGGCCCCTACTTCGTGCGCCAGCATGCCACGGCTCGGTGTTTCGGGTGTTTGCGTTAAGCTATCAATCTTAATAAAAGATACTACTTTGTCGGGCCGTATTCTAAACCGCCAACGATAAGCGCCGGAAACATCATCACCGAAAACCCGACCCCAGAAATATATTTTATCTCCTATTTGAATATCTTCTTCAGTTTGAAAGTCAAAATCAACCGTACGTATATAATCTTCTTTCCCGTCTTTCTTATCAGAGAAGCCCGCTAACTTAACCGGTGCCCCTTCATTACGCCGGTAGAAGAATTCTATTGTGCCCCGGTCAAATTGGCCCTGAATCCAGTCAATTTCCACCAAGGCTTTAAAACGGATATGTATTGACATTGGCCCTTGTTCGGCGGAACGTTCTAATATTTCAAAAACATTACCATCGAAGCTAAACCCGGTCGCGTAAGTAAAGGCTTTTAGCTCATTCCTGATTATATTGTCCCAACCTATTACTATAGTAGCATCACGGGCGTTGCTGTTGTCCACTACATCGCTTTCGTAATCCGTTGGTGCATCATCGCTGATGCGAGCCTCATAACCCCGGCGTATAACTTTACTGTGGAGCGTGATGCTTTGGGTTTCGTTGGTAAACGGGGTGATCGGCTCTCCTAACGGAGATGTTAATTTGTTCAAGTTTATTTCTAAGTCCTCTCCATTTATAAACCGCATAGCAAACCCGGTCTGCTCTATATTTGTTTTTATGCCGGTGTCGCTTATGTCGTATTTGTCGAGGTTTATAACACCCACAAAGTCAGTGTCCCAAAGTAAATTTAAATTCATCCGCTGAACATAGATGTTTATTTCGCCTTCTATACCCTCCGTTTCGTAAACGTCTTGTATATAATCCCGCCCATCTTTAATAAACTCTAGTTCGGTTGAGTATTCTACCGTGATGCCGTGATATTGTTCCGAACGCTTAAACTTATGGCTATTGGTATTCCAGCCTATAGGGTCGTGTTGTAAAACTAAACGCCCTTTCCGTTTATTTATAAGTATGTACCTAAACATTTTTATAGCGTCCGTTTTCGTAAGCTGTCCACTCTTTGTTTTCTTTTACCGTAATGTTTACCTCTTTTTTATTTTTTACGGCCCTTTCAAGCCGGTTAAAATAGTGGCCTAATTGGCGGGTAATACTTACTTCTACGGCGGCGGTATTTACCGGGGCAACGGCTTTGCTTAATTCTTCTTTGGTGTTGTCGAGCGAACTAATATATTTTGTTTGTTGGTTGCCCGCTAATATATCGTTTAGCATCCGCTCTGTTTCCAAATGCGTGTAAACTTTTTCGCCTTTCTCCAGATACGTTAAGCTTGGGCCGGGGGTCGGGTTAATATAAAATTTGCCTTTGTGTTCCCGTAACTCTGGGCCTTTTTCGTTTATTACTGCAAATTCAGCCTCTCCCCCTTTACGGCCTTTTGCATAAGTAGGCAAAGGCTTACTTAACACTACGGCGGCCTGTATAGCGCCCTGGGCCAGGGCAAAGGCGCTAAACGGTAAACCAAAAGTTATAGGGGAGGCGGCTACTGATTTAGCTACAGCAATACCAGTATTTAACGCTATTTGGAATAGAGCGGCCACCCTGTCTGCTTTGGCCTGCTTAACCCGTAAGGCGCCTATTTTCTTTTGGTACTCTTCTTCTATTTTAGCTTTAGCCGCTTCGTTATCCCCGGCCAGGGCCACCTCTGCTTCTTTTTGTTGTTCCAGCTCTTGTATACGGCGCTCGTTTATATTAGCCCCTATTTCAAAACCGCCCTGCAAAGCGGCGTTTGCTAATTCTATACCGGCTTCTTGTATTGCTTTGCGGCGTTCCTCTTCTAATTTTAGGGCTTCCGTTCTGGCTTCCTGGTCGGCTTTATATTTGGCGGTAAAGTCTTCCATACGCTTAACGCTGGCTTTTACTGCCTCATCTTCTATTTTTTGCGCCTCATCAAAATCAAGGGTCGGCTGGGTAGCAAACAATTCAGGCATTTCTAAATCCTTTGCTAATTGCTTTTGGATTTTAGAAACCTTTGCCCCGTACTCTTCTATTATTTTTGTGCGCTCTTCACCTATTAATTCCTCGTTGGCGAGTAATTGGTTTTTCTCAATACCGGCGATACGGATGCGCAAAATAGATGCTTCGCGCTGGGCGTTTAGTATTTCTATGCCCGTGTCCCCTATCTTCTCGCGGAATTGTTCGGCGGTTAACTTACCATCCTCAAAAGCTTTCTTCCATACTTCATTCTGCTTTTGCGTATCGGCAATAAATTCATCCAATGCCCCGGCCTGTTGTTCCAGTCTGAACTTTTGCAACTCGGCCAGGGCTTGTTCTTGTTTCTTTCTGTTATCTAAATCCTTTGCGGCTTGTTCGGCTGCTTTGGCGGCGGCGGCCTCCGCATCTTCGGCAACTTTGGTGTTTATAGTTTTTGTCTGTTCATCAAAGCCTTTAATGCTGGCTCTTAATTTTTCTATTTCTATTTTACTTTTACCGGCGGCATCGGCCATGCGTTCGGCTTGGGCTTTTACCATTTCCATAGCCGGGCCACTAACTCGCCCGAACCCTAAAACAGCGGCTTTTGCCTTATCGTAATAATTTATCTCCGCTGCCTGTTTAATGGCCGCTATCCTTTGCACCTCCAGGCGTTGCAGAGTTGCCAGGGCTAGTTTTTTCTGGTTTTCAATTTCGGCCCGTACGCCCTCCTGTTGTTTAGGGCTTAACTTATTAAAGTTTTCGATCTGTTTATTTATGGCACCCTGGGCCAGGCCGACTTTCACCATTGCGAACTCGGCGGCGCCATGTAATTTATTCAGCTTATCTTGTACCCCGATATTCCGGGCGCTGTTTTCGGATAACTTATTAAAACCTACTACTAAGGCGGTTAAGCCTACCAGCACTAAGCCTATCGGGTTGGCTAACATAGTAGCAAACCAAGCCCGCATGGTTACAATATTCCTTAGTATAGCAACACGGGTAATGCCCATTGTGGCGGCCCACCCTTTCTCGGCTACGTTGTTAGCAATAATAGAACCACGATAACCCAACATAGCGGGCACCGTTGCAGCAAGCCCGGCTATACGCTGTAAAATACCCAGGCGGCTTAACCCTATGCTGATGGCCCAACCTTTCTCGGCTAAGGCCGTGGCTAGTAGTTGCACCCGGTATGCTACAAAAATAGCAAGTAAGGTGCCTATTACTTCTTTGTTTTCCCGGATAGCCTGCACTACGGTTTTTATTACGGCCATAAAATCCAGCATGCCCTTAACAACCGTTTTCAAAAACGTTTGCACCTCTCCACTGTTGAAAGTGTTAATAAACCCATTTTTTAGCTTTTCTAAACCGGCGGCCAGGTTTTCGTTCTTAATATTAAATTCTTCTGTTAAGCTAGTACCTTCTTTTAATTGCTGGGCGGCTACTTTTTGGCGTTCAGAAACTAGGTCAGTGTTTTTAGCTAATAAAGTTAAAACGGAAGAAGCTCCTTGTCCATCAAGTTTTAACTCTTTTACTAATTTACTAAAAGCCACGGTGTCTTGCCCCCCGGCGCGAAGCCCTTTTAAAAACACTTGAAAGGCTTTATTTACATCAGTATTAATTAATCTTTCAAACTCTTTGAGGTTTAAATTAGCATCGCCCATTTTGGCTACTTCAAAAAATGCTTCTGATGCACCGGCCATTCCACTTATTAATTTGGAAAATGCTGTACCCCCTACCTCTGCACTAATACCGAGCTCTTCTAAGGCCGCCCCGTACCCTAATACTTTATCTAATCCTAATCCTGCATTTTTACTCACGGCGCCCACGCGTAAAGCAAAATCAGTAATATACGGCCCGGTGGCGGCCCCGGCAGACCCTAAAGAGTTAACAGCGGAGCCGATATTGGTTAAGCCTTTCTCAAGGCCTACGCTTTTACTTATGCCGTACACATTGTTTATCTTAGCCAGGGCGGTGCTAATTTCTTCGGCCCCGCCTGCAAACTCATCTCCCAAGGCCACGTTTGCTTTGTCCATTGCGTTGGTAAAACCTTCAATGTCTTTGCCGGTTACCCCTAGTTGGCCGCCGACTTTTGCAATATCAAGTAATTCGTTTAAGGCTGTACGGGTGTCAAGCTTAGCAAAGCTTTCGGTTAAATCATCTACCGCTTCTTTTGTTAGTCCCGTGGTTTTTTGTACATCTGACTGGCTGTCGCTTATTTCAGAGTTGGCGCTTATCAAGCCACTTACTCCGTTCATTAACGCTTGGAAACCTACGTAAGCCCCCACAGCCTCAATGCCCATCCGTTTTATACCTCCGGTTATTTTAGAGCTTATCTGGTCGGCGGTTGCTGCGCTGTCTCCGTACTTTCTTAGCTGTCCGTTTACATCATCAAGAGCGGCGTTGGTTTGTTTTAATTCGGCCTGTATTTTATCCTGGGTGGCGGCACTGTCGCGGGTGGCCGCCGCCTGTTGCCGGAGGGCTTGCACCTGGGCGGTTAAAGCAGAACGTTGTTCGTTTAATTTGTTCTTTGCCTCTATTATACTGGCAGCATAATTACCTACATTACGGAAATTTTGGTTTAACTCCTTATCAAAATCTTTAAGCTTTTGGGTGTTGGCAAATATCTGGGCCTGTAGTTCTCTTACTTTCGGGTTTGTTGTATCAAGCCCGTTACCCATAGCCTTTAAGGCTTTGTTTAGCTCATTATTTTTTTGGACAAGTTCGTTATAACTACCGGCGGCGGCGCTTACGGTTTGGGCTACACCTTTGGCCGCATTGGACATCATCTGGGCCTCGGCCCGTGTCTCCTGTATTGCCGTTGCCAGTTGCCGCCAGCGGTCGGGCTGTTGGGATTTACTTACCCCGTCGAACTCTTGTTTTAAAACTTTAAGCCGGTCTTTCAGGCCGTTTACGCTATCATTAAAAAGCTCCTGGGTTTTAATGATGCCCTTTTGGCTCGTCTCCAGTTCGCGCCAACGGGCCACCTCCTTGTCAACCGAACCGGCCAGTTTTACAGCTTGGTCTTGTGTTGCTTTAGAGGTAACGTTTAATCTTTTTAGGGTGGCTTCGCTTTTTGTTAAGTCAGTAACAATAGCGGCCATAGCCTGGGCATTCCGGTCGCTGAATACCTGTAAAGCAGCCGCGAGCCGTTGCAGTTGAGATTCAAAACCATCAATCGCTTTTGTTGCCTTGTTTAACTCTGTTTCGTTGCCAAAGTCGAATATTTCGCCAAACCCTATTTTATCCATTTGAGATTATTTTACAGCAATAGCTTTATTAAATTCAAGTATCTTACTATAATTCGCTTTAATTTGCAAACGAAGTTCTTTCCTTTTTTCTGATGCGTTTTCGGCCCCAAGTAAAGAAGTATATTCTTTTACTAAGCCCTTTGTTTCAGTAGATAAACTTTGATAGCTATGCATAATGTTTATTTTTTTACGCTGAGATAAGCGGCTGTTAAAATTGTAGATACTAAAAGAACCGCCCCAGCCAAAGTTTTCCGTTTTTGTTTGGCCTTAACTTCTGCAATGCTCTTTGATGCTTCGGCAACCGCGTTGCCAAATCTAGCCATTGCATACGTTGCTCTTTCTATTTCTCTGGTGTTGCTGAAATCAAAAATATCATTAAAAGTTATCTTATCCATAGTTTTATATTGAGTTAATTTATTAAATCCTTTATTGTATCACAAAGCACATAACCGGCCACAGCCCCTACTGGCCCCCAAAACAAAGGGGAGCCGAATAACCCCGGCCCCCTGTTAGCTGTTTTTTGTAACTTTTCAAATCGCCTTCGTAAATCTTCTTTTGTTTTAGCATCAGCCGAAATTTGCTCATTTAAGGCTATGTTTATTTTTTGGCCTGTATTAGCTTGATCTAAAAGCAAAGTATTAGTTCTTTCTAATTTAGTTATAGAGGCTTTTTGATCGTTAATGGTTTTATCGGCAATATCAAACTTTAGACTTTCTTGTCTGTAGGTTTTTACGTCCATAGCAACGGCGGTATCGTATGGCACTGGCTCACCTTTAAAAAGTAACGTGTAATCTTTCGGCGGGGCCGCACCCTGGGCGTGTAGGTCAGTAACGGGGCCGCCGAGGCATAAGACGAACAAGAGAATCATATTTGCGATAATTGTTTTCATTTTGTTTTTTTAATTTAAGGTTTAACATATTTAACTCCCCGTTCTCACGGGTTAACGCTTCGACCTTGGCGTAAGTAATCTCCAGTTCGTCGATATATTTTTTCCGGGTTGCCGTGTTTATACTATCCCGTAATTTACTTAGCTCAAATTCTTTATCTTGCTTTACCAGCGTGGCCTCTTTACTACAGCTACGCATAGATAATATAGAACCAAATATAAAAACTATTATCAATAAAGCAGCTAAAATACTTGCCTTATTGCCCTGTTTGAAGAAATTAATTAGCTTGTTCATCATGCTGCAATTTAAAGTTTAATTTAATTTTGAATAAGTCCGTTACAAGGTTTTGGATTTCGTGTACGTAATCCACTTTAACTTTAAATCCATAACTATCATCATCCCCCAGGCCACTATGTATAAAAGCAAAGCCATCTTTGTAATTTAAAACACCCTTGTCGGATGTTACGGTTAATGTTCCGTTACTCATTGGGTCTATTTTATCTGTCCATTCTTTGGTTAAAGGGATACCTCTTATTTCTTTTATTGATATTAATCCAACTTGAAAATCTGTCCATACATAGGAAGGTTGGATACCTTCTATTTTGGTATCAGTAATTCCGTAGGTAACTAAATTACCTATTCTTAATTCATTTGCTTTCATAGTTGTTCGTTTTTGGGTTTGTGCTTTTCTTTTAAATATTTAATCCAGTTGTAAAATTCATATACTGTTAAGCTACGGGGGTTACTTACCCCTAAATCTTCTAAAACCACGCATGTCTGCGCAAAAGAGTTTTCCATTTCTAACATTACGTTTTTACTATCCTCTCCGTTAAAGTTTTTAGGCTTCATTTGGCTTAGTAACCAATCGTTAACTGTTTTTATTTGCTCTTCCAGTTCGGGGAATTCCGGCTCCGTTATGGTTTTTATTTTAAGCAACGCCCGCCGTACTACCTGGGTATGGAACTCTATTGTTTTATCGTCCTCAATTAATTCGGGGAAATATAATTCAATTTCACTATTAATTTTTTTTTTATTTCCTCCTTTAGTTCGTGGATTTGGTTATAAGTTATGTCTCCGCTCTCTAACTGTTTGGCTATTGCTAATATATCCGTTTCCGTTACGTCTTGTACCCGCTCTCCGTTTATGCTGTGTACTAAGTGCGCCAGGCATAAACTACCGGTATCAATTCCCTCCAGCATAAAAAACATTCCCAAACGGAGGTTATGGCGTTCCTGTAAAGCTTCACGTACCCGCCCGGCGGCGTAGAAGGTATCATATTTAGCCAGGCGTACATCAATGTCCTCTATTTTGGAACCCATGCCCGCGTCCTGTACTATTGCTATTTGGAAAGCATTAAGTTTCCGTTGTGGCATTTCGTGTATATCGTCGTAGAAGCTTACGGTTAGGTTATTACGCTGTAGTATTATTTGCCTCATTTTCTCTGTGTTTTCCTAATGCACCTCCGCAACTTTGTTTTGGGTGTCTTTTATCATTTAACTCCCCACTGTAAACAGTTATTACATTGCCACACGTACAACTACAAACATAATAAGTGCCTAATCTTTTACCATTATTTGGAGCTCTTTTTAATACGGTTAAATTGCCAAATATTTTACCCCTTAAATCAGTGAAACCAGTTTTTCTAGAGTTTAAAGTTGGTTGTTTCATGTTATCTTAAAATATATAAAGTATAAGCAGCCGTAGCCGGTGCCGTAAGTAATAAGTAATACCAAATAAACAGGCCAGGGAACAATACAAGCGTAAGCAGGGCCGCTATAACAGCCAACCAGAAACAAGCGCACGGGTCGCACCATTCAGGCATCCAGCGGCGCCGGTGTAGGTTGTAGGTGTCTGCTATATTGTACTTATGTGCAATAAGCAATATAAAAGCATTTGCCCCGGAGGCAAAAACTAAAAACATTAAGTAGTATTCTACTATTATAATATCATTTAACTCCATTGTTTACTATATTTTTAAATGGTTATAAACAAATTGATTGTAAAAAATAGCTACAAATGTGACAGGTTGAAAATTCATTTGGGATTGCATCCAGTATTTTTTATATCTTTTCTTTCCCTTTCGTGGCAACCTGAATTTATTCATGGTTTTTCTTCTATGTAATCTTCAACTACGTTAACTGCCTTTTCCTCTGGGTATTCCTTTTTTAATACATCTTTTGGGGATGCTATAAAAATAAGCACTGGTATAATAAATACTAAAAGCGATACTATTACAATAAATGTTATCATAATTTTAAATTAACAAAATTCATCAAACGTAAGTAATCCTTCTATTCTAAACCCGTACTCAGGGTGTTTAAAAGTTTGGTTGTCTACATGGTTTAAACTGTAACCTGCAAATACATCTCCCGGCTCTTCATAAATCTTAGTTATCCTAAAAGCGGTTTGGCCTTCTAACTTTCTGTTTACCGCATCCATTAGCTCTTCTTTAAACCGGTGTTGGTAGTTTAATGTTGTATCCCTTGTTTTTACCCGGTCTAAGTTAGCCCAGACAATTAAAGATAGCTTTACCCGGTAACTGTTCTTTTTAAATGGTGTCCAATCAACTGCCTCCCTAGACCCGTCCACTTTAAAAAATGCGTGGGCACTTAAATAATTATTCGGCTCTAATATTAAATAATCCCCTTTTCCCGCATATACCTCCGGGTACTTGTACTCTTTGCCTGTTGCTGTTTTACGTATGCCGGTTGTTGCCCTACCATACACAACTTCTAACCAAGGCACGGTGCCTAGTAAAGTTTGGAGCTTTTGTATGGCTGCATCTAAGTTTACCGGGTTAGGTATTAAAGGTACATTAGGTTTTATATAGTTCATTTATTTTGGAGTTACATTAGGTAGCGATTCCACTATATTTGGTTTTTAACTTAGCTTTATCTGTGATAGCGAGCTATACTCTTGGCGGTATCCGTTAGTAAAATATACAATGTAAGTTGTCCAATCCCTTGAGGCCGGCCACCAGTCATTTTCACGGGTGGCCGGTTCTAAATCTTGTGAGTTACTTTTTTCTTCAACCCGTTTAATTTCTAATTCTACTTCGATGCCTACATTTGTTTTTACAAGCATCTTTTTACCAATCATTAATTCTAATACATTCATATTAAGTGGAGCTTTTTAGGTTGCCTTCGTTTCATTAGATATTTTATTTAACTGTTCTTCTACAATACGAAGCCCTTCATTAATAGCAGATATTAAGGCGGTATCATGGTCATCGCAAACCTTATCGAATTGAACGAAATCACTTTCTGCATTATAAAATTCAGTTATTGCCCAATATTTCTTATCTGCTACTGGTAAGGCGTACGCTTCTATTCCTTTACTTCTTAAATAAGCAGTATAACCACCTTGTTGCATATCAAAGGGCAATTCATAAAACCGATAATATGCTTCGTAACGAATAAAATCATATTTCTTTTCTAAAAAATTGTGAAAACCTGCTTTTACTTTTTCCTGCGTTACAACAGCAAGATTATCTTTTGTTTCATTCATAGTTTTAGTTTTAAGGTTTGCAAGTTTTACAAGGGTACAATCCGGTAGCATCTGTAATAAGTTTACCTGGCTTGTTTTCATAATGGGTGAGGCGGTGATAGGTTTTAGAAGTGCCTATCCGCTTATAAGTAGTTACTGCTTGGGCCGGGGCTAAGTCTGTGCGCTCTATGCCTATTATTTTGCGTACCTCCGGCGCCTGGGCTTTGGTTATACCGTGGCTGAAACCGCTATTATCAAAATCCATATCGCTATATGCAAAAGTAAAAGCTTGCATGAACGCCTCACCTGCTAAATTATAGTACTCCGTTTCGTAGCTTACCTTTTCCCACCAGAACGCCTCACCCGTAGGTATCACGCCGCCGGGGTGCATAAGGCCGTGTATGGCTTTGCGCTGTTCATCAGTAAGGGGTAGGAAGTAGTCTACTAAGTGGGCTAGTTCGGCGCTTACTGTTGCTTGTGCTACTTCCGGGTATTTTGTTAAGGCTGTATCTACATAAATATTGCCGGAACCGGGATAAAATACGCCTAAAATGTATTTCCGTCCGTTTACTTCCCCTTCTATTAATTGGGGGCTATCATCGCCGGGGGCGTGTGGGCCAGCATGCAACTTAGGCGCACTCTTCCATTTAGCTTTAAAAAAGGTGGGGCTATTTAAATCATCCCAACCAATAGCAAAAATGCCAGAAGGAGCATTTAACTTATCCCAGGGAAACATTATTTTATCGAGACCGGTTTTTATAATGTTTACTTGCTCGGTAGTACCCCGTAAATCGAATTTGTTTTTATAAATCATTGGTTTGAAAATATATTGTTGTGGTTGTTTTGCTTACGGTACTTCAACCATTTATCTTTAAATATTTCATAAGGGCAAATAATACAGGTTTCACTATAATTCCCCTTCCAGATAATAAATGTTTTGGGCCTGGGGTCGTTTTGCTGTGTTTGCCTTTCTTGGCAATCCTCAATGCTTCTTATATCGCTAAGTAAAAACATTTTACGCTGTTCATAATACTCCCCCGTATCTTCATTCTTGTAAAAGGCTACATACTCCTGTTCGTTTTTTATTGCCTCCATAATATTTATTTATAACCTAACCCGGTAAATACATTTATACATTCTTCCAACTGGCTTTCATCCATTAAAGGAATTAAATCCAGGTGTTTGTTATAAAGTTTTGTGCCAATTATTTTTTTTGCATAAGCTTTATTTACTTGTTTTCTTAATTTAGTTCTTAACTTTACTATTGCCTCCACCCTGCTAAATATTTAAGTACTTGTTCAACTAAACTTGGTTTTAAATAATCATGGGCCAGTGTTTCACGTGAAGCATCACTTAACCCTATTAATTCATCTCCGTATTTTGCTTCTAAATCCTGGGCCTTTGCATCGGTTGCCTCCATGCTTATACCTTCAGTGTCTACTCTCGCTTCAATACTTTCGTGGTAAGCGCCGGTTGCCTTTAAATCGGGCACCCCTGGCCGGGGGCGACTGTTCATAAACTGTTTAGCCTGGGCGTATACCGGGTTCCTATAACCGGGTGTTATCTCGCGGCCTGTTGTATAAGTACCTTGTAATAATTGCTCTGCGTTCAAGTCTTCGATAACCGGGGTGTATTCCCGTGCCGCTTCCTCTAACATATCCTTTATAGGTATGTTTTGTAAGCGGGCCTTTATCATTTGCAGAGCATTCATTAAAAATCTGGTTTAAATATATTGCGGTTTATTTGTGCCTTTTTAAAGTCTTCTATTTCTCTTTGCGCTTGAGCTTCTTGTAACAAATCAAACTGCCGCTGATTTTCTTGAACTGGGTCAGGTTTTTGAAGGTATTCTTTTTCAAAATCTTTACTGCCACGCACTTTGCCGTAAAGATGTTTGATTTTATTATTTACTATATAAGCGGCTTTATTATGTGCTTCTGTATCTAATCTTTCCTCTGTACCGCCTTTTGGAAAATTTGGTATAGGTCGTTGCAAGTACTCATCTTCGTGCCGCTTTGGATCTCTTAGCTTTGAAGTATAATACACGGCCAGACCCTGGTTTATTCGCTCTGTTCCAATTACACTAGTAGCATTTATACTCCTGTCATCATCACAAAGCAGACCCACTAATTTAATATACGGTATACCTGTACGCTGTGCTATCTCTGGTAATAAAGCGGCTAGTTTTGCTTTTTGAAATATTGTTAACATTGTCATAGTTTTTTTAGGCTACTTCTATTGCCCGTATTGGGGCTTTCCTTAAAACTTTTGATACTAAATCCAGCTCATGCAAATGAGTTATTCTGGCTATGAATTGAATATCATCTTTATTGCACTCGCTCCGGTTAAACACTGAAAAGAAAGAATTATTTTTATCAGTTCGGATAATTATACATTTTGATGACTGTTTATTTTCTAATTCAAAATGAATAAAATTTCCGAAATTAACCACTCCAGTATTTTCTTTAAAACCTAAGTTAATTAAAATATTATTGGTTAAGACTGTTTTTGCATCCATAGTTTTATATTAATATTTAAGGTCAAAAAAAGCTATAATTTTCTTAAATCCCGGAATGTTATAGCTAATAAAATCATGTCTAAAACAGGTAAATATTTTATGCTTGTACATTAAAGATATTTCTTCAAAAATATCGTCCTCTATAGGGAGTATAAATACTGCTCTTTCGCGGTTAAGGTCAGCTAAATAATTACCTAACTTGCCAAACATAGATACATCTATATCCATAGCTTTATTTTTAAGGTGCCCCTACAGTACCGTGCTTAATACGGCGTTTAGGGGCACACGGTAAACATCTGCTATTTAAGCCAGACATATCAAACTGTATACCCTTTAATAGTTTTTCATACTCTGCGCGGAGCCCCAGGGTATGTTCTGGTTTGTTGTCCAGATCATAACGGGCCAGGTCTTTTATTTTAATTAGTTCCCCTTTGTTTTGGGTACTATAAGCGATCCCGTTTAGCAAACTAATAGCGGCGGCCTTTTGTATGGCAGTAGAAAATATACGTTGGTTACGTATTATAAAATCTGTTACATCGCACTCCGCCGTAAAAGCTAAGTTTATCCCAAAGTTGGTGTTATAGTGGTAGCCCTGCATGCCATACTCAATTTCTAAACCGTCGTAATGGTAAGCGTTTACGCTAAAGGGGTGGACGTCTACAAATTCACTATAAGCCTTGTAAGCTTCTTTATCGTAGTTGCTACAGGATAGGCACGGGCCTTTTAGCAGGTCGCGTTCTACAGCAATGGCCTGGCCTACAAAATCATTTTCAAAGTATCCGAATAAAAAGCTACCCTCCGTACCATCTAGCATATAATTTAAAGGCAAATCATCAATAAAAAACCATTGAAAGTACCCCGGCTTATCTATTATAAATTCCCATTTCATAAGGAATTGCATTTTCTGTCCTGGTATGCCTCCACGAAAAAGATATAAAGTAAAATCTGGATTAGCCCGATCTATTTGTAAACCTATTTTACTTACCCGTAAAGTAATATCCTGTGTTTGCTTCAAACCCAACTCTACGCCCACAAAGCGCCCGGCTTTTATTACTTTATTGTACATGCTCCCGGTGACCTGGAAAAGCTGGGTGTTTTGAAAAATAGCTTTGCTTTCGTGCTGGAGCTTATTATCGGTAAATACCCGGTTTAACACCTCTGCTATGGCCGTTTGCATTGTTTCCCGTAAGTAAATACCCATTACGCTTTCCGCTCGCCACGCGGCGCCCGTGCCCGGTTCTTCGGTGTTACCCTCATCGCCGAAAGTAAACGATAATGTATTGTTATCATTATCGTAAATCTCCGCATGGCTTACCCCGGTTAAGCTTTCGTATATTTGGCCTTTGTGGGTTACTTTCTCCCCTGTATTATATACTATACCGTTTACCCAGGCAGGATAATATTCGTACTCATCTAAATTAATAGAGGCGTGAATATTTTCTTTTGTTAAAAGACGGTGGGCATCATCTACAAAAATACCAGTTCTGCTCTCTGTTAAATCAGGAGGCAATATGCCGAATATTGGGTTTCTGGTTTGTTTAATCCCGACCGACCCAAAAAGTTTTTTTTGTAAAGCGGTTAAGTTGTACATAACATTTTACTTTATTATAAGTATTTTTTTCTGATCTTTAAGCACATCTTTATCAGTATATACTTCAAAATAAGCATTCTCGATTTTAGCAACATCAAAATATGATATTAAAAGATACCCAACCTCACCTTCAACACCCGCATATAAGTCTCCATGTTCGGATTTAACCTTTTCTAGGTTTTCTATTATCTCGCTTATTAACATAGCTTATTGCTTTGACTTTAAAACAGATTCTAATCTAAGTATTTTTGATTCTAACCTCTTAATAACCTTTTTCCCATAAACCTGATTGTATTTATCAGGGTTGGCTCGTAAGTTTTCGATAGAAATTTCTTGTACTTTGCACGTCTCTCTTAAGTTTCTAAAAGCTGCATCCAACTCTTTTAAGTCGTGTTTTAATTCATCGTTTTCACTTTTTAAAACACCATTATTAAATTCGCTGATTTTTAAAGCGTTCTTTAATATTTGACACCTAGTGAACCATTTTGTAGCTTCTATATTCTCATTAAAAGGCTCTGTTTCAGCTTTAATATTCCCCATTTCTTTGTTTGGTATATACAAATATACGCAAATAAATCGAATAAGTTGCTAATGTTGATAAGTAAATATAATAAAAAAAGCCGCCTTATCAAAGCGGCCCTTTCCTAATAAAACTATGAATGCAAAAAGTTATGAAGCTGAAAATTCAGCTTTAATGATAGGCCCGAAACGGTTGGCCGGATCGCTGTTAAATGCCGATGCAAAACAAATATCCGTAGACCACTCGAAAGATTCTATTTTAGTACGGGTTAAACCTTCCATGCCTGGTTGTACACCGCTGGCATCGGTACAGTCATCAGTATAATACGTACCCATTGTAAGGTCTACGCCTGGCACGTATTCCTGGCCCCAAACTTTAGAACCCCCACCGGCGGTATGGCCCATTAAGGCATCACGGTCGTTCCGGTTCTCCATTGCTACGGAACCTTTTTGTACTAAGAAGGCAGTAGAAGCAATACCGGGGCTGTTTAAGATATGGTTGGAATAACCAAAATCATATTCACCGAATTGAAATGAATCGTTTACATCATTTTGGCGGCCTTGGTTTACTAAGCGCCGTACTACAGGGCGGTGCATAGTTGAGGCGGCTACGTCAATTCTATCGTAAAAATCCATCTGCTCGAAAATAGCGGAGGCGTTGTTATAAAAGTCCTCTGTTCCGGCTTTGCTTACTTGTAAGGCGTTAGCCACTTGAGGGTAAACGGCCAAAATTTCCGGTGTCCAATGGATGTTTCGGTTAATGTTTAAGAACGAAACGCCCAGAGTATCCAGGTGAGTATTAAGTTTATTAACATAGCCCCGGAGGCGGTTGGCCCAGTCTTGCTGGTAGCCAAATTCGTTATTCGCGTACATGGCCGGGTACATGCTGAACCCAAACGCAATAGTAGCAAAAGTAAGGGTAACAAAAGCGGAAGTGCTCTCCCCTGTACGGATGGCGCACGTTCTAACATTGCCTATACTTACGTCCTGGTTCAGCATAACCGGGATTTTAATGGTTTTACCGAACGAATCTTTAATTAAATCGCGGGTATTTTGGCTTAGGATGCCGCCGGGGGCATTGGTTTGGTTTCGGAATAAGTCGTAAACTCTATAGCGGGAAGCACGGTTTTCATTTTTGTCCATGTTCTCCGTATAGCCCGTCCGAAACTCTTGCATTAAGGTCGCAACTAGAGACATTTTTTTAGGTTTTAAAAGTTAAAAATAAATTTAAGATTCCGGCTTCCCTCGCCGTTATTGCAAATATAATATAAATTCTAATATAAAAAACTTTTAACGTAGGCTTAACCCTTCGCTATGTTTTTTATAAAAGTCGTCGTAATCTTTCTCTCCTGATTTAAGGCCGTATTCTTTCATGTAAGTTGTTAACTGAACACGGGTTTTTATGTTTGCGCCAGGGGCCGGTATCGGGTCGCCCGCCTTCCATTCTGCGCGGCCTCCGGTGCCACCACTGCCTGCCCCTTGCTGTTGGTGTCCTCCTTTTTCTTCGGTGAGGTCTTTAAAAAAATCGGTTACAATTTCTTTCGGAGTTAAGGCCAAAGCGGTTTTAGGATTAATTTGCAAAGTACCTGCCGCATCTTCAAAAACGGTTTTACCATCCTGCGCTTTTTTAGGCGTATAGGTTTTGTAGAACTTATTTAACCTAGCCTCCAGTACATCATCAGCAATATTGGTATATTCTTTTTTGATGTTAGCCCGGATAGTACCCAAAGCAGATTCTACTTGTCCTTCGACTTTGGCAGTGAAAATTGCCTGTTCTTTTTGGCTAAGCTCTTGGGTGTGGGTTTCTTGGGTGGTTTTGATAAGATCTTCAAGTTGTTTTATTCTTTTGGCCGCGTCTTTGTCTCCAAAACCTTCTTCCTGCTTTTTTTTCAGGTCGTCTAATTCTGTTTGCATGGTAGTAATACCTTGCTTATAAGTATTCATAGCCCGTACAAAGTATTCCGATGCTTTTTCCGTAGGAGATGCTTTTTTAATACCGGTTAACTCTTCTACGGATTTTTCAACATTAGAATAAGCTGTAGGTTCCCGTTTGGTGAACTCCATTTCAACAAAATTCTTTTGGTACGTTTCGTCTTGTTTTGGAGTGCGTACTACAAACCCTTTATCAATTAAGGGTTTTAATAATTCATGCTCGGCGGCATCCCCGGCCAAAACTGGTTCTAATGCTGCTAATTCTTCTGGTGTAATTGGCATAATCTTCCCTCGATTACGAGTTTTTAAATTGTTTATTTTAAAGGTTGTGTAACAAAAATTGTAATGTTTTCAGAGCGTTCTATTATTACCGGTGGGCTACCTTGCATAAACCCGGTGTTTACCTTATCCATTGCGCTCTGGTAATCGTTCTTTTTAAAACCCCTATGCAACTCTAAAGTATTAAATAAACTAACTAAAGCTCTTTTATCTATATCTTTCTTGTCTAGCACGGCTTTAATAGCATCAATTAACCCCTGCCCCTGGGTTTGCTCTTTTTCAAACGCTTCTATTGACTTTGGGCCTATATTATTAATAACGTTATCCATAGTTGTGTATAAAATTGTTAATATGTTAATAACCTAAGACGGGCCGGTCAACTTCTTAATGGTTCGCTCCGGCCCTATTCAGGGTTTGTTATTGTTGAGGTTGAATCTTTTCTATTTCCTCGCTCAATTTTTTGGAGCTAAAGTCCTCTGGTGCTGGATGGCCTACAACTTTTTCATATTGTTCACGGAGTTTTTCTTTTGGCGTTTGCCCTTTAGCAACACCAGCAGGAGGGGTAACATTGTTAAGGTCTGCCCCGGTTACGTTTAACTGGTTGGGTTCATCGGTTCCGGTTTCAGTATTAGCCGTGCCGGAAACTTCTTCTGGTGTGCCGTTGGTTTGTTGGCCTGCATTTACACCTGAAACAGCCGTCATGCCCACAACCGGGCCGGTTCTTTCTTTGCTCGGCTCGTGGAAAACATTGTCTTTTGTTTGCACGTGGCGCCCTTCTACCATTAGGGAGCCGCGAGTTTGAGCCAGAGTTGAGGCAGCACTAGTGGCAATACTTCCGGTTGGGCCTGGGTCTAATACTTTGTTACCCAATAGCGGGCCGGTATTTAATAGCTGTTTTGCACCGCCGCCTTCTAAATCATATCCCTCTGGAGAACTTATAACTTCTACCTCGTAAGCAGATAAAGAGCCGTTTTTACGGGCTTGTTCCCAATCTTGGGTAGTAAAGCTTTGCGGATAAGCTTTGTAAAGCGGGGCGGCGGTATTAGTATCATATCCCTTCATTCGCATATTGACGTGGATTAGATGCCGTTCGTGTTCCGGCACTACTGCCCCCGGATTGTTCTCCCCGGACGTTGCCATTACCGTTCCCATTTGCTGGTTCTGGAGTTTGTTTAGCTCTTCGGATGTCAAGTTGTGCGCTTGTTTTTTCTCGGTCTGTGTTGACATAACTTAATAAAGTTTTAGTGATTAAATCTATTTTAGTGTTAAATTCCATTTTTATGCCAAACCGCAAAACATCTAACTGTTCAGCTTCAAAACGTTTAATATACGTATCAAAGTTTAATTTAAGTACGTAAAGTTCATGATTTATTGTGCCAGGCATTGCCGCCTCTATTTCGGATAATTCTTTAAGGCTTTGATCTGGGTACGGCTCCAAGTGCGCTAGTATGTTTAACCGTTGCACCATTTCAGGATTATTTTTATATTTAGTGTGGTAAAGCGTTTTTAAAGATTCGGCTAAATGATAAGCAGGCATTCCGGCCTCTTTATCTTTTTGGTAACGTTCACTTAGTTCTTGTTCATCTATTAAATAGAATTCGTCCCCCATTATTACGGTGCTATCCACAAAACTAGCTCCGTAACGTAAAATAGCAACTGTTTCAAGACCCCATTTTCTTGCACGTTCCACACATCCTTTTATCAATAAAAAAACGTTTTCTTTGCTAGTCAGGCCACTTTCTATCTGCTTTTCGTTTTTGGCCTGGTCGTTTACCGGCTCGCCTCCTTTGCCTACTACGCTAACAAAGAGCTTATCATATTTTTGCTCAAGGCGTTCCTGTGCATTTTTTAGGGCTGCAATATCTATTGTTATTAACCCGGCTGGCTCCCTTAAATCAGCATCCGTATTGTCAACCGGGGCTTCTATTTGCTTAACACTACCAGGGCCGATATAATTATTTTTAGAACATTTAGGGCAAGGTTTTTTGTCTAACAATGCAGCCTTTTGGCCGGTTACTGATTCACTGTAGCCGGCAATATATCCTTTTTCGCATTTTGCGCCCTGGCCATCAGTATAATCACAGGCTTCATCATTCATGTACTCCCAATAAATAGGGTACGATCCGAAACTTTCAAAATATTCAGTACTTAAATCCCAAAAGAAAAGGTCGTCAAGTTTTCCAAGTTTGGCAGTTAACGGCCCTTTACGCTGTAGCAATTCTGGGCGACTCTGGGGTATATCCCAAAATACGCGGGCCGGGCAATAACCTAAACCAGATATTTTTTCGCCTGTTTCGGCGTAAAAAGAGTGTCGGGTTTCCACTGGAACGACTAACCGCCAATCATCCTCGCGGCGGTTACGAGTGTATTTTCTGTAATACGTATCATCAAATACGTATCTTACTAAATCGCCTTCATTAAAAATAACATAATCTATTTTACCTTCATAAGTTAATTCTACATCCCAAAGCAATTCAGGCTCCAGAAAATACATATACGGTTCCGGCAAATCGTTTTTTTGTTGGGCGGGCAGGTCTATGATTAATAGATTATTGATAGCGGTTTTGATAACCTCAAACCCGGCGTTTTTAAAGAAGTTTTCTTCTTTTAAAACATCCGTTCTGTAAATATTAAAATCTTCATCGTAAGCATCATTAAGAAACTCAAATCTAGTAAATCCGTTTTCCCCCTCTAGTGCACGGCTCAACTCATTAAAAATACTTTCTGTTAAGTCTACAGTAGGGAGGGGAAACGTGATTAGTTTTGTTACTTGGTCATACTTTTCTTTAGGTAAAAAACCAGCAATCCACTTTAGCAAATCAGTGTAAGCCGGGCTTACCTCCGTTGCATCTAAAGCGGGTTCTACGTGCAATCTAATCCTCTGATGCTGCTTGATGCACCTCTGGATCATTGCCTGATTTTTTGGTTTTTCGAACAGTTGTTGTATCTGCTCCCTTGACAAGTTTGCCATTAACAAATTGGTATTTAGATTTTGCGGGTAAACTCCAGTTTTTCTGGCCTCTGTCTTTTTCAAATTGCAAGAGGGCTTCGGCATGCTCCAGGGAAAATTCCCTTTTATTTGCTTCGTCCCCTCTTACAATAAGATCAACTGCTGGCCCGGTTTTCCGGTCTGCCATAACTATACTAATTCAGCAAAGCTATAATCAGGGATAGTCTGGGCAATATCAGAATCCCAGTCAGGCTGGAAGTTAAAACCAAAAGGAATTTTATCATCTTGGTTCAAACCTTCGGTTCCACGGGTGGAGTTACGGTAATTCAGGATAGGAATACCTACTGGTAAACCATCTGCATTAACGTTGTGAATCCAAACACCGTTTTTGTTCAGCAAAAAGGCGCCAATGCGTGGGAACCCACCGCCCGCTTGAGAAACGCACCGGATTTGATCCAGGGCTTTTTTAACAGCAGGAGCCAGGTTACGGTAAAAACCAGAAGGCGAAACCGGGCCTTCTCCTAAATCAATCGGTAGACCGAAAGGCGTAGTATTATCTCCACCCGCTTCGGTTTGCGCCTCAGAAGAAGGAATAACAAAGTTGCTAATTGCCGGGGTTAAGGTTAACCGGGTTGCACCGGCGGCTGCTCTTAACGCATTAACGGCAGCAATGTCATTCAAACCGGCATCAGCGGTAAAGGTAGACGCGCCTCCTGGCTGCAATAGCTGAAACCCGATACGTACGATCTGGTCAATCTTAAAACCGCAATCCTCCGCGGGGACTAACGGTAGCTCCTCGGGAGCTGGACATGGACATCTCATTTTTTCATTTTTTTGGTGAAATTAATTTTACACGCCTAATATACGGGGTTGAATGAATTAATTGCGATTAATTATTTTTTTCTTATCTTTCCCGAAATAAAATTCAAGAAGCTGCATTACAAATATATCTACTTCGTCATCATGCGTACTGTTCGGGAATGCTGAACATTGATTTTTAAACGTTGTCGTCCAGCCGGAGCCATCTTCAATAAGTACTACCCGGCCTACCTGGATAATATCCGTTATTGCGTGGGCGCGTACTATTTTATCTTTATCGTCCATCCTTACACCCCGTACCCGTGGAAACTTGTATTGCTCGACGTTTACCGTTGTAGCCTTTTTTATAGATTGCACTACACTAAGGCCCGAGGCCTTTGGTTCAATTCTAATGTAACTTTTTAGGCCGTACCCGTTGGCCTGGGCAAATTCATCTATATATTCGCAAAGTGCTGGCAGTTCTTTTCGTACAGATTGCACCCGGCGTATATAGGTTATGTTATCAACTAAGCAAGCCGACAATATTGCGGAGGGATCGTTTTGCGTTTTCTCTGTATAAGCTGTATCCACTTTGAACTGCCATATTACCTCCCGGTTTTTTGTTCTATCTAAAAACTCTGGCCAGGTGATTAAACCGAATTTTTCAGTTTTTATAATATTACCCTCTAATGGGCGCGGGTTTTGTTGGTATAAGCTGTTATAAGTCCGGGGGCTGCTTTCCTTTTGTTCTAATATTGTTTCTTTGCTGTGTTGCTCTTCCCATAGTGCTTCCCCTATTTGCCTGGGGTCGTTAGGGTTATTGTTATTTTCTTTTATTGCAGGTAAGCTTATAACCGTCCATTTCCTGGGCAAACCTTTTAACGCACGGGCATCGTCCTCTTTTAACAAGCGGCCCGCTAAATCGTCTTCGTGCCAACGGGTTTGGAGGAGTAATTGTTGAGAGCCGTTATGGAGTCGGGTTTTGAATACGTCCGTATACCAAGCCCAGACATTCCGGCGTATAATTTCGCTTTCTGCCTCTATCCTATCCTTAAAGGGGTCATCAATTATCCCTAAGTCTACAGACGTTCCAGTAAGCGGCCCCCGAACGTAAGCGGCTTTGAAAAAACCCCGGTGCCCGACAATTTCAAATACTTCACTATTCCGTAAAGTTGCCCCCTTTGCATCAGAGGCGACGTTTTTCCCGTTTAGTTTTGTATCCGGGAAAACAGAAGCGTAAGTACTAGTGTCTATTATTCTTTGTGCATCGCGGTTGAATCCGAAACTTAAATCCCCGCTATAACTACAAACAGCGATTCTGCAATTGGGGTCTAAGCCTAGCTTGTAGGCCGGGAACTGGCGGCTACTTAATTCACTTTTCCCGTGCTGTGGAGGCACGAATATCATTAAATTGGTTATCTCCCTACGTGCAAACTTATCCAGTACCTCGCATATATATCTATGGTGCCAGTTAACACGGTAATCCGGTTTGTTGTGCAAAACAAAACGCAAAAATTTACGCTTAGCTAAGTTGTTTTGTACAGAAGAAAGGCGGGGTGCTTCTAAAACCATGCTGCTAATATACGAAATAAAACGCAAAAAGGCCACCCGGTTAAAGGTGGCCTTACTCATTTGAGAAACCGGGCAACTCATTTATATATCTTATATCACCGGTTTTAACACCAATTCGGGGTGTCGCCTGTCTTTTTAGCTTTAGTAGCTATCTCTAAAACTAAAAAGCTTTTTCAGCGGGGAGACAGCTTTGCAGCTTACACATTTAACTTAACGTTAGCTATTCGTCAAATTAAATGCTTCTGTTTTCACGCCTCCCCTATCGGGGTTTGTTGTGGAGTGTTTGGATCGAACCCAGGCGCCTTTTACACAGCCCACCCCATTTAACTTGTAAGTCCTATAATTAACGACCTTTAGGTATTAGTAGCACGGAACGGTCATGCGGCCTACTTACAAGCTTGTTTTAACAAATATACGTAAATAAAATAAAAAGTATACTTGTTTTGGTAAAAAAGCCACCTGGTTAAAAGTGGCCCTGGAGTATGCGAAACGCCAGTATTTTAATTTTTACTAAAGCTGTTTTTAACATTTTCTTCTCGTATCTTTTCAGAAGCAAAAGTAAGTAATTCTTCTTTCAAGCCATCCAGCGCTATCATACCCAAAAAATCTGGTAACCCTGGAATAAAGATAGTCATTGTTAAAAACATTTCAGTAGCTCCGCTATAAAAACAAGTTTTAATTTCTTCTTGCTTATCAGCTGGCATGTTTTTATAATCTTCATAATTTGCATCAATGAATTTTTGGAACATTGATTGCATAAATAAAACTTCTTTGTTGTTGTCGTCCATAGTTTTAGGTTTTAAGTTAGCTTTTCATTTTTTCTACAAAGGCCCGAATATTAGCAGCTGCTTGTTCTTTTGTCGCGTTTTCATGTAAGCGATTGCCGCCGAATAATTTAGTGTCTTGTTTTCTTGGAAAAAATAAGTGATCGACCATCAGAGGATCTAATCCGAAAAACTCTACTAAAGACATATAAGGATTATAATCGTCTAAAGTGGGGTTTTTTAATACGGGGCCAGATAAATAATTAAACTCCCATAAATCTGGCCATATTATCGGACATTCTCCGGCTGCGCATCCATTAGTGCCGCATTCATTTGGGGGATATGAAACGATGTTGTCTAAAACATTTGTATTATAAGTGCTAAAATCAAATACTTTATGGCCAAGTACTCCTATTTCTAAATGCTGGGCAAGCTGCAAAAGCTTATCAAATTGTATTTCTGTATTCATAGTTATATAGATTCAATAAATTCAATAAATTCTTTTATTTGGTCTAAAGTGAAATAGTAATTATTATACCCCACAGTATCACAAAAATACTCGCCTTCGTTTAAGTGTTCAACTAAAAAAGGTCTCCCGTTTATTATCTTAACAAACACCCCGGAATCGGTAGCTTGGAAGCCTTGGGATACTAAGTACTTTACTATTTCTTGATGTTGCTTTGTCATGGCCTTAAAAGTTATTAGAAGCGTAAATGGCTATACCTGTATTTACTGCAAAAATAGCGGCGGTAATAGCCCAGTATTTTAATTGTTGTAGTTGTGGCTTCATATCCTTTGTTTTGTTTGGTATATACAAATATACGCAAATAAAATAATAAGGTGCAAATATTTATGGAGTTTTTTTTAAGTTAATCGGGTTCCCCTCTTTTTATAACTTATAATAAATTCATCAAGCTTTTTAATCCACCTAACATCTGATATTGCGCTGTGTTCGTTTTCTTGGACTGGGTAATCGCTATCCTCTTGTATGCTGTAATCTATTGTGAAGCAAGCATTAAGTTCGTCTACGCTTTGTTTTAAGTCACGGCAATACATTGGAAAACCATTAGGTAGATCAATCATACGCCCAAATAAAGAGCAGAATAACACCCAGTCATAATCACCGTAGTAGGCGTAGAATTCAATATTTTCGTATTTATTCGGAAAAGCTTTACCTAATATGATTTGTCCGCCGTTTTTATTTAAGCTATCAGCGTACGCAAAGGCTTTAATTTCCTCTGCGATTTGCTTTTCTGTTTTGCCGTACCAAGATATTAAGGTTTTTAAGGCTGCGTAAGAAAAGGGCTGAATAAGGTGTGGATGGTGTGTTTTTGCGTGGATATTTACTTTTACATACAATTCTTCGTAAATAGGTTTTAGTACATTATCCCGTAACCAAAATTCAGGGGCTGGAATACCTGTTTTTTCATCTGGCATACCTGGCTCACATTTATTCCAAACCTGTTTTAAGTCGAAATCTTTGCTTATCGCATAATATTCGCGTCCATCTTCGCAAATAATAGCGATGCTAATTAAATCTATAAAGTGGCGTTTTTTGCCTAAAAATGGTTTGCGGAAGTCTTCTATGAATTCCGTGTCTATGTAATACTTCATTTGTTTTCTGGTTTTTCTAGCGGGGAAAATAAAATATCTGCAAGTTGTTCAGTAAAGCCGCAACGGGAACATGCGGTAACGTTTTTCCCGAACATATTTATTGTATCCATGCGGTGGCCTAATAATTCACATTGTGCTAGGTGCTTTTCAAAGTCTTCGTAATTATCAAGTGCCCTGGCTACATAATCACGTTCGCTGGTTATTTTCTTTAATCCCTCTTGTTTAGCAAGGGGTAAATAAATATCGTTGTACTGTTGGATAGCAAGCTGTATGTATAAACGCTTACGATTGCTTAACTCTTCTTTTGGAGGTGTTCCGTTGCTTTGCATGAATCATTTTTCTATATTTTCTAATGATTTTATAACGCCAGTAATAGTTGTAGTTATATAGTGAAACATCTTATACATCAATTCTGGCTCCTGATAATCATCAGTCAATACTATAACCGGTTTATTTGAACCAGCAAACCAGCCAGCTTCTGAGTGAGCAGAACGCCCGGAAGGTAAAACCAAAACACAAACATCAGCCCAAACCATAGCATTAAAATCAGAAGCAAACCCGTCCTTAGCAGCTTTATGTTCAAGAGCTTTTATAAAATCGTTAGCAGTCCATTTTAACCAGTTAGTGTCGATTTCTGACCATGCAAACCCCGTTCTATTGGGTGGATTTTTAAAATCATAAACCTCATGCCCTACAGCCCGTAAGGCTTGCACTACTTCTGGCTGAGTATTATTGCGCCAACTACTTGCTACATAAATTTTCATAGTTTTATAGATTTAATGTTTCGGTTTCACCTTTTAGGTAGGAAAACAAATTATCAACTTTTGCCCCTTTTGTATAAACATAACATTCTAAGGCACTAAAAGAACGTTCTGTAGGTAGCTGAAATCCGTAAATAGGCTCCTTAAATTCACAAAGACGTTCCGAGTAAGGCTCTCCGCATTTACGCACCAGCTTCTGGGCTATCAACCCGTACATATACCCGGTTAATATACCGTACAAAGTATCTTCTATTAAGGCTTCCTTGCTAAGTTTAGCAAGTGCTTTTTTAGGTGCAAACTGTTTTAACTTTTCAGCTTCTTTTTTAGCTTTGTCTTTAAGCTCCTGGGTTAGTTCTATCATTATAGAGTTTTATTTGCGGCAAGGCCGGGACTCGAACCCGAATATTTAGAGTGGTAGTTTAATTCCCAGTAGCCCTTTGCGTCTGCCAGTTCCGCCACCTTGCCTGTTTAAGGCACTAACGCGGCCTTAATTTACGTCTCATTATACCGACTTGGGCCGGGTATT